AAGTAGTTGTACTGGGTTCCTCCTCTTTTATCCCTTTTATGCAACTTAATGCTGGCAATCGTAGGAATGTTATAGAGGATCTTTTGGATATTAATATTTTTTCTAAGATGAATGTTATACTTAAAGAAAAGAACTCTACATTAAAAGATAAATCACAATCTATTAATACTAATATTGAATTATGTAAAACAAAGATTGAGCAGCAATCAAAGTATATAAGAGATATCGCTGCACTTACTAGTGAAAACAAAAAGAAATATGAAAAGCAAATACAATCTGCAGAATTAAAAATTCAGAAATTACAAGATCATAATAACGAGTTAAGTAATGAACTCGAAACTGTAGGTGATATTGACTTAACTGAATTACAAACTAAAAAGAATAATGTAATAGCAACAAAGGCTGAAAAGAAACAAGAACTTAAGGCAGTAGCTAAAAGAGGATTGTTTTTAGAAAATAATGATGAATGCCCAACATGTGAACAACCTATACAACATAAAGACAAACTTGTATCTGAAACTAAAACTGAAGCATTGCAAATAGAATCTAAGCTTTCAGGTATTGAAAATGATTATAAAGACATTGAAACACAAATAACAGAATTACAAAAAGTTATTGTTAAAGTTAATGAAAAGACTAATGTTATTAATTCTAATAATAGAGAAATACAATCGTTAAATCAAAGTAACAATGATTTAAGGTCATACCTTACTGAGGAAGTAAGCACCGATCTTGATTCCGCTAGGTTAGAACTACAAAACATTTCTACTGACAAAGAAGACTTAATAGAAGAAAGATTAAAAGTAACTGAGCAGATTAATTACAATAGTGTTATAGCGGAGATGCTTAGAGATACTGGAATTAAAACAAAAATAATAAAACAGTATTTACCTGCAATTAATAAACTTGTTAATCAACATCTACAAGTACTCGATTTCTTCGTGTCATTTGATTTAGATGAAAGCTTTCAAGAAACTATAAGATCAAGATTCAGAGATGACTTTACTTATGAATCTTTCAGTGAAGGTGAAAAACAAAGAATCGATTTATCGTTGTTATTTACATGGCGTCAAATAGCAAAGATGAAAAACTCGGTTTCAACTAACTTACTAATATTAGATGAAACCTTTGACTCATCATTAGATCATGATGGTGTTGAAAATCTATTGAAAATACTAAACACACTTGGTGAAGATACTAATACGTTTATTATATCACATAAAGGAGATATACTAGACGGTAAGTTTGATGCTAAGATTGAATTTGTTAAAGAAAGAAATTTCTCTAAAATGAAAGTTTAAATGCATTTAACGGTGTACATTTAGTAAAAACTGTGGTATAATAGAACTATAAAATCAAAAGGAGTATATAATGCAATTAAGTGATTCCACCTTGGACATCCTTAGAAACTTCTCGTCAATTAATCAAAACATTTTGATTACAGCCGGAAGTCCTATTAAAACTATTAGCGAAGCTCGTAATGTCGTAGCTAAAGCTGAAATACCAGAAACCTTTGACAAAGACTTTGGCATCTATGATTTAAATGAATTCATCGGTGTAACTGGTTTAGTCAATAATCCTAGCCTTGAATTCAATAATGATTTCGTTGTTATATCTGATGAGTCAGGTAGATCCAATGTAAAGTATTTTTATTCAGCTGCTGAGACATTAACCACACCTACAAAAGATGTTTCTATGCCAGAGCCTGATGTAAAGTTTACATTAGATAATGACACTCTTAATAAACTTAAAAAAGCTGCATCAACCCTCGGTCATAAAGAAGTATTGATTAGAGCTAATAACGGTGTATTAAGTTTATCGATTGTTGAAAATCAAAATGCAACATCAAATGCATATTCAATTGATATTGATGGTGAATTTAAAGAAGATGCTGTATTTAATTTTATTATAGATATATCTAACTTAAAAATATTACCTGGTGATTATGATGTTCAAATTTCTTCGAAATTAATAACACAGTTTTCCCATAAAGAATTAAGTGTAAAGTATTGGATTGCACTTGAAAAATCGTCAACTTACGGAGTTTAATAATGACAAGCAATAACGACCAATTATATGACCTTTCTAATAAGGCATCAAGAAGTACCATCGCTGTTATCGATGCGGTAACACAAAGAGGTGGATTTAAAGGTGAAGAGTTATCTACTATTGGTGGACTAAGGGATCAGTGCATTCAGATAGTTCAACTATGTGAAACTATTCAACAAGAAAAAGCAATGGAAACACCAGCTGAAGAACCTGCTGCTAAAAAGTAATTACGCTTTATTGAATTTTATTTTATTTGTTATGGAGAAACGCGTAAATGTCTAATGAGTACTTATGGGTTGAAAAGTACAGGCCACAAAAAGTTGCCGATACTATACTACCTACTAAACTAAAAGAAACCTTTCAAAAAATAATTGATGGTGGTGAACTACCAAATATGTTATTTACTGGCACCGCCGGGTTAGGTAAAACTACTGTTGCCAAAGCAATGTGTAATGAACTTAATTGTGATTACATATTAATTAATGGTTCTGAAGAAGGCAACATCGATACGTTAAGAACTAAAATTAAACAATTTGCCTCATCGGTTTCATTATCGAGTGACTTTAAAGTTGTAATACTTGATGAAGCAGATTATCTAAATCCACAATCAACTCAGCCTGCTCTTCGTGGTTTCATTGAAGAGTTCTCTAGTAATTGTAGATTTATTCTTACTTGCAACTTTAAGAATAGAATCATTGAACCACTACATTCAAGATGTGGTGTATATGAATTTAATACATCTAAAAAAGATCTTGCACCTATAGCAAGTCAATTCATGAAAAGATGTCAGCACATTCTTGAAGAAGAAGGTGTAAGCTATACACAAATGGCAGTTGCAGATTTAATCATGAAATTTGCACCAGACTGGCGTAGAGTTATCAATGAATTACAAAGATATTCAGTTAACGGTAACATTGATGCTGGTATAGTAAATGTTGTAAGTGATAAAAACTATGATGATCTTTTCTCTTATTTGAAAAATAAAGATTTTAAAAAGATGAGATCTTGGGTTGTAAACAATATAGATACAGATGCAGCAGCAATCTTTAGATCCATATACGATCGTATGGCTGAGAAAGTTGCCCCGCAGTCTATACCACAACTAGTTTTAATCCTTGGTGATTATCAATATAAGAATGCTTTTGTTGCTGATCACGAACTTAACGTAGTAGCATGCTTAACGGAGGTAATGTCAGATGTCCAATTCAATTAACCTAACACTTTACACACAAGATAATTGTGAATATTGTCATATTATGAAAAAGAAACTTGCAGATTGGGATTACAGATATAGAGAAGTCAATGTCAGTTATGATCTCTTTGCTAAAGATTTCATGAGAGAAAGAGGACACAGAACAGTTCCTCAATTGTATTGGCATAATACACATTTAAATAAACTTCCTACATCTGAGCTTACTAAAGAACACATAGAAGCAGAGATTGATTATGATAACTACGTTGGCGGAGTTGAAAGTTGGGCACCTCTAAAAAGCGCATAGCAATTGTTGGTGGTGGTATTGCTGGTATAACTACAGCATACTTTTTATCCAAAAAACATAAAGTAAGACTATACGATCCTAATGGTATTGCAGAACAATGCAGCTATGCCAATGGCGGTCAATTGTCTGTATGCAATGCTGAAGTGTGGAACACTTATGAAAACATAGCTAAAGGTATTAAATGGTTGACACAACCAGATGCTCCACTTGCATTTAGACCAGATGTTTGGTCTTGGTCAAAAGTTAAATGGATTGCTGGATTTGTCGGTGCCACTCTTAAAAACAGATATGAATATAATACACGTAAAACTATAGAATACAGTTTACATTCTCGTAAATTAATGAAGAAGTTAATGAAAGAAACTGGTATTGAATTTCATCATAACGATTGTGGTATACTACATATATACAAAAATAAAAAGTCTTGGGACAAAGCACGTAAAACACTTGATAAATTTAAAGATACTGGTTGGGGTAGAGTCGAAACAAAAACTAATCTTATTAAATACAATATAAAATCAAATGATGTTATTGGTGCTACACTGACTAAAGCGGATTCAGTTGGAGATATACATGCGTTTTGTAAAAACCTATGTAATCACATGATGAAAGATACTAAATATGATTTTAGTATTAGAGTTAATAAAATAGTACCAACACGTGAAATTAAGTTTTTATCAGGCAAACGTGATATGGCTTTAAGTTTAGATGATCTTAAAAAAGAATACGATGAAATAATTGTATGTGCTGGTGCATACACTCCACACTTAGTGCCGGTTAATGTATACCCTATCAAAGGTTATTCGATAACTTATGAGAATGCATATGAAGGTCCTAACATATCAGTACTCGATGATGAAAGAAAAATAGTAGCATCACCATTTGCAAATAATATGTTTAGAGTTGCTGGTACTGCAGAATTAGCTGAATGGAATCATGATATACGTGAAGATAGAATCAAACCTTTAGCAGATTGGGTAGAACAAAACACATTCATAAAAAGAGATAACTATAACAAATGGGCATGTTTAAGACCAATGACACCTGATATGATACCTATTGTAGGAAAGATAAAAGGCTTGTGGGTTAATACTGGAGCCGGTCATTTAGGTTGGACTATGGGCATGGCTCTTGCTGAAAAAATAGCAAAGGATATATAATGGAATTAGAAATGCTAAATCAATTTGTAAATCAATTAGCAATGTGTGAGTTATTATCAGCACACAGCTTACTACAACCATCAATGGCATTTGATTGTATGCAGGTTGAAAACTTTATAAAAGAATCATATTTTGATAACAACTATCAAGCTTTCATAGCTTGGTGGGATTCAAATGTAGTGCCAATTACAGAAGAATTTAATACGTTGTATCAGGAAACTCGAAATGAAAGTATGTAATTTAAATAGCTTTTACTTCATCAATAAAGTTAAAAATCATGATGAAGTAAGAGAGAAGCTTTTGTATCTTATAAAAAATAATGAAGCAGATTCTACTACTTACAATGATGCATTTATCACTAGAACAGATTATCACTTAGATGAAAATCATGAAAGAACATACTTACCTTTATTCTTTGAAACAATAGAATCTATTATGCAAGAACAATCTAAGTTTATGTTTACTAAAGAAATGACAATACATCATGCATGGTTTCAACAATATTGGCAGTTTGATAAACACGACTGGCATACACATGGTCAAGCACAATTTGCTAACATTTATTACTTAGAACTACCTGATAAAAACAATAAGACAGAATTCTTTAATGTCTTAGATCAAAAAATAATTAAAGAAATTGACGTAGAAGAAGGTGATTTGATTACCTTTCCTGCCTATATAATACATAGGTCCAATACAAATTCCGCAAAACAAAAAACAGTAATATCATTTAACAGTAGCTTTGAACTTACTGATGCGCAGAAAGTAGATAATTTATTATGAACCCCTTTGAATATGTAAATGCAATTAACTATACTAAGAAAGATATAATGGTTGATGATGTAACGGAGAAAGGATATGCTCCGTACATGATTAATAGACAACTATCATACTTTCCAGATACGGTTCTTGCAGCAAATGAAATGAATCGCAACCACCACCTTGACAATCGTTTACAATTTGATTTTTTTATAAATATAGTTAGAAAACGTAAAAGGTTTTCTAAATGGCATAAGCCAGAAACTGTAAGTGATTTGGAAGCAGTAAAAAAATATTATGGCTATAGTAATGAAAAAGCCCGCCAAGTATTATCTCTCCTAACCACTGATCAGATTAATGAATTGAAAAATAAGGTAATGACCGGTGGAAGAAAGTAATATAGTAGAATGGGCTCCAGCTAATATGTTGGAAGTCACATTAAATGAGCCAGATGATTTTTTAAAGATAAGAGAAACATTAACACGAATTGGTGTAGCATCTCGTAAAGACAACAAACTCTATCAATCATGTCATATACTTCACAAACAAGGCAGATATTTTATCGTGCACTTTAAAGAGCTCTTTTTGCTCGACGGTAAGAAATCTAACTTAGAAGAAAATGATGTAGCCAGAAGAAATACTATCGCAACACTTATGAGTGATTGGGGTTTACTACAGATTGATACAGCCACAAAGCTAGAGCCAATTGCACCATTAAGACAAATTAAGATTATATCTTTTAAAGATAAAGACGAATGGAACCTATGTCCAAAGTACAACATAGGAAATGGTTCAAAGTAAAAAAAGTTTGTACAGGCTATGTACATTTAAAAAAAAAGTATTATATATATTATAGAGTCGCCGATAACCGGGACTTGTTAAACCTTGCTAGTCAATAGGAGGCAATTATGACTAAGAACTTTATTTACCCAAGAAACGCTTTCTTGGGATTCGATCACATTTTCGACCAGCTAGAAAATATTCATAGCCATGCGAAAGATACTTATCCACCATATAATGTAGTCAAACACGACAATATGAAATATGAAATTGAGATGGCCGTAGCCGGCTTTAAAAAAGATCATATTGATATTGAAGTAAAAGACCACGTTATGAATATTACTGGTGATAGACCTAAGCGTAGAGAACAAGACGCGTACGTCCATAAAGGTATTAGTGCTCGAAAGTTTTCAAGATCATTTAGACTGTCCGAATATACGGAAGTAGACGGTGCAGACATTCAGGATGGAATATTATCTGTTCAACTAAAGGTAGTCCTACCAGAAGAGAAGCGACCTCGTAAAATTACAATTAATTAACGAGGAAAATTAAATGACAACTTTAACTACAACTTACAATATCACGTGTCAGGTATGTGAATACATTGCTGATGCATTTAAAAAGACATTAAGAGCTATCATAGTAGGTAGACAAATGGCTGCAAATGCTGAAGTGGCAAAACAACTTCAACAGCTTGGATTTTATGGCAGAGACCAAGATTTAAAGCATATCGTTATGCAATTAAATAAGAAAACTGCTAAAGAATACGAAAGATACTAGTATTGTAAAAAATCAAATGAAAAATTAGGCGGGTTCTTCCCGCCTTTTTTATTATAAATAGTATTTTATAAGGAGATATAGAATGAACATAGATGTATTAAGAAAAGAACTTGAATTGGATGAAGGAGTTAAATATGAAATTTACAACGATCACTTGGGTTATGCCACTTTTGGGATTGGGCATTTGGTTATTGATTCTGATCCAGAGTACGGACAGGAAATTGGAACAGCTGTCTCAGAAGATAGAGTTATTGAAGCCTTCAATTCAGACGTCCAAATCGTGCTCGCAGATTGTGAGCAATTATATTACGGATTTAATGTCTTGCCAGAAGAAGTCCAACTGATCATTGCTAACATGATGTTTAATATGGGAAGACCTAGACTTTCAAAGTTTAAAGGTATGAAAGCTGGTGTTGACGCACAAGATTGGAATAAAGCTGCAGATGAAATGATAGATTCTGCATGGTATAGACAGGTTCCTAATAGAGCAGGTAGACTCGTAAAAAGGATGAGAGCTTTAGCATGAGTGACGATATAGATTTTGATTTTGGATTTACTGCAGTAACTGAAGATGAGTTAGATGTAGTTAAAGATGTAACTAAAAAAGCTGAAAGTCTTGGTGCTAATGCACTAAATACTCAAGATAGACTTGACAAACTTTATAACGCTATAACTCCACTACTCAATAATCTTAAAAAGAATCCAGAGAAAGAATATATTCTCTGGCCTAATAGACTAGAAAAAGTAGAACAATTTGAAGATTTAATACAAAAGATATATAAAAAGTAAAAAAGTCCTTTACTTTTATTAAAAACTATGGTATAATATAACTACAATGAAAAATTTTATAACGTATTTAGAAGAAGCACAAGGAAAAGGATTAACAATCTTTGACATAGATGAGACTATGTTTATAACTAGAGCAAAGGTGCATGTGGTAAAAAATGGTAAAGTCATCAAAAAACTGGATAATCAAGAATTTAATACGTATAAGAAAAAACCTGGCGAAGATTACGACTTCGGCGAATTCAAAAACGCCGAGGTATTTAACAGGACGTCCACGCCAATCGCAAGAATGATTAACAAAGTTAAAGTTATATTGAAGAATGCTACAAAAGCAGGATCAAAGGTTATCATCGTAACCGCAAGACCTAACTTTGATAACAAGAAAATATTTCTAGATACATTTAGAAAACAAGGGATCGACATAGATAAGATCTATGTTGAACGTGCTGGTAACTTAGGTAGTGGACCAGCTGCAGACAATAAAAGAGTAATATTTAAAAAATACTTAAATCAAAAGATATATAAAAGAATAAGACTTTTTGATGATGCAAGATCTAACCTCAAGGTTTTTTTATCATTACAAAAAGACTACCCAGATGTTTCATTCGAAGCATTCTTGGCAAAACCAAACGGCTCTGTTTCAAGAGTAAGATAAGGAGAAAAAATGAAATCGATACTGCGCACACTGGCAGTGGCAACACTGTCTTTGTTTCTTTGCATGCCAGCATTTGCTGACAAGCTTAAAGTAGGTTTTATCTATGTTGGCCCAACAGGCGATCATGGTTGGACCTATAGACACGATATTGGAAGACAAGATGTTGAAAAACATTTTGGTGATAAAGTTGAAACAACTTTTATCGAAAGCGTGAAATACGGACCTGATGCTGAAAGAGCAATCAGAGCTATGGCAAAAGGCGGAGCGGATATTATATTTGCAACATCTTTTGGTTATATGGAACCTATGCTTAAAGTAGCAAAAGAATTTCCAAATGTGAAATTTGAACACGCTACAGGTTATAAGCAATCTAAAAATATGTCAAGTTATGGATTAAGATTATATCAAGCAAGACACGTACAAGGTGTTATTGCAGGTATGATGACTAAGACTAATAAGATCTGTTATGTTGGTGCATTCCCAATTCCAGAAGTTATCCGTGAAATTAATACATATTACTTAGGTGCTAAGTCGGTCAATCCAGATGTTGATATCGATATCGTATGGGTTAACACATGGTATGATCCAGGTAAAGAAGCTCAAGCCGCAAAGGTTATGATTGCAGAAGGTTGTGATATGGTAGCACAACATACTGATTCACCTGCACCATTACAGACTGCAGAAAAAGCAGGTGTACTTGGTTTTGGTCAAGCAAGTAATCAATACAAATTTGCTCCTAAGGCTCAGTTAACTGCTACTATTGATAATTGGTCTCCATACTATATTCAAAAAGTACAAGACGTAATGGACGGTACTTGGAAGAGTGGTGATTATTTTGGCCATATGAAAGATGATGTTGTACAAATGGCACCATTTACTAATATGCCAGATAGTGTAAAAGCTTTTGCACAAAATATTAAAGATGGTATTACTAATGGTAAGTACTTTGCTTTCACAGGACCTATCAAAGATAACACAGGAAAATTACAGTTGAAAGACGGTGAGATTGCTGATGATGCACATTTAAATAGTATGATGTATTATGTTGAAGGTATTGACGCTAAAGTACCGGGTAAATAAATGATACCAGTAATTGATTTTAAAGGACCTAATGTTCTTGACAAAATCGAAGAAGCCTACACAACTGTAGGCTTCGCTGTTTTTACCAATTGTTTAACAGAGTATGAAAAAACTTCAATGTTAGTTTGGTCAAACAAAATGAAACAATTTTTTAATTTACCTTTAGAAAAAAAGATGCAGTATGGCTACGAAGGTGTAGATACCAATATAGGTTACACCATGTGGTTGAAAGAAAATGTAGATCCTAGCGCACCAAAGGATATGAAAGAAAGTTTTAACTACAACGATAAAAGAACTACAAATTGGCCAACTGAAATAACAGATTTTAAAACCACAGCACTTGAAAGCACCACCATTGCTGATAGGTTAACACTTAATATATTATCAAAGTTTGATGACATATTCAAAAGCGGCACAACATTAGTTGATGCACACATAACAAATTATAGTACAACGAGATTTATACATTATCCTGCATACACAGGAAAAATTGAAGATAAACAAATGAGAATTGGAGAGCACAGTGATTATGGAACTATTACTTTACTTTGGCAAGTTAATAACGTACCGGGACTCGAAGTCCAAGACCTTGAAAACAAATGGCACTCAGTCCCGTATGAAGATGATGGAGTAGTTGTCAACATCGGCGATTTATTACAAAGATGGACTAATGATTATTTTGTAAGTACAAAACACCGTGTAGTAAATTCACATATACATATGAAGAGATACAGTATGCCTCACTTCGTTGATCCGGCTGAAGGCACTATAATAAAAAATTTAACAAACACTCCAGATAAGTATGAACCTATTGAAAGTAAAGAATACTTGACTTGGAGATTAGCACAGAGTTATTAATGGAAATAAAAGATTATATAAAAGGTTATGAAGACTTTCCTAAAAAAGGCATAAAATTTTATGACACTACAGGTTTATGCGCAGAACCTGCAGGATTTCAATTAACTAATAATTTCATTACAGAAAATTTATTAAAATACACTAGTGAAAGTTATACCGATAAAGTTATAGGAATAGATGCAAGAGGTTTTCTATTTGCAAGTCCTTTTGCTCACAACTCGTCTATACCTCTAGTGTTAGCGAGAAAAGAAGGTAAACTGCCTGGTGATGTAATATCTAAAACATATGATTTAGAATATGGCAAATCCACTATACAAATTCAAAGAGATAATATCGATAACAAAGATCATGTGATTATTATAGATGACTTGTGTGCTACAGGTGGTACAATACTTGCAACTATTGATATAGTGCAAAGCTTAGCCGCAAAGGTTGTAGCAGTCTTGTGTATTGTCGATCTACCAGATTTAGGTGGATCTACTAAAATTAAAGAAAGAAAGATTCCTTTTTATAGTGCTGTAAATTATTTTTAACTTAAATGCATTTTTTCCTTTACATCTGCTGAAAAGTGTGGTATAATAGTACTTATAATTAAAGGAGAACTAAATGTTAAATTATAATCTAAACAACCCAACACCATTCATTAAAAAATATATTTCTAAAAACAATCATATTATTAACAAATTCGCAGATTTACTATTTTCGGATCCAACTACTACTTCATCATCACCATATAATTCACTACCACCATTAACTCAAAAACTCATTTTCGAACTATCATTATACAAACTCGAAAACGGCCGCGATTTTTATTTATAAAATCGCATATTTTCCTTTACATTTACTTAAAACTGGTGTATAATAGATCTATAATCAAGGGAGAGCTTATGACTAAATTACAACAACACTATATTAATTTTCAATCACAACCAACAATTCCACATAAAATTTTATATTTACAAAAATTTCAAAACGAATTATCACAATACAATATAAACGTACCTAATCTCATCACGGCCTGGACAACAAATCAATGGCCATGGAATCAACCTAAACCGGACCAAAACTAAATGTCATTTTACACTAACGTATTACGATACAAAAACTATATTCTTCACCGAGGTTACCAAAACAACGGTGAAAGATTTATGCGTAAAGAATATTTCCAGCCAACACTATTTGTTTCATCTAAGAAGAAAGAAGGCTGGACTGGATTCGATGGTCAGGATGTTGCACCTATAGAATTTGAAAGCATGTTTGAAGCTAATCAGTGGTTAAAGCAAAACATTGGTGTATCTGGTAGAAACATATATGGAAACAAAAAGTTTGCACAACAGTTTGTCACTCAAAAATATCCACGCGATATAGAATTTAAACGTGAGTTAATTAATGTTGGCACAATTGATATTGAAACAGATTATGATACAGGCTTTCCACATCCTAACGAAGCAAGTCAAAGGATACTTGCTATAACCTATAAGTCAAGTAAATTCTCTACATATCACGTATGGGGTTACGGTGAATTCGATACTACTAAAGCTCTTATTAGTGATGTCAAATATACTAGATGTAATAGTGAAGAAGAACTTCTTAGTAAGTTCTTAGAATTCTGGTCACACCCTGATATTATACCAGATGTTATAACGGGTTGGAATACAAGATTTTTTGATATACCATACATTGTAAATCGTATGGCTAAGGTTTTAGGTATACAAGAAATCCAAAAGCTTTCACCTTGGAACATGCAACTCGAACATAGAAGAATTACTAAACGTGGTAGTGAAAATGATGTATATGAAATACCCGGCATTCAAACTCTTGATTACATGGAATTGTTTCAAAAGTTTGGTTATACCTATGGTCCACAAGAATCATATGCATTAAACCATATTGCTTATGTTGTCCTTGGTGAAAAGAAACTTTCATACGAAGAATCAGGTTCTCTTAAAAACTTGTATAAAGATGATCACCAAAAGTACATTGACTATAACATGAAAGATGTTCAGTTAGTTGACAGGCTCGAAGAAAAGATGGCTCTTATTACATTGGCCTTAACCATAGCTTACAAAGGTGGTGTTAATTACCAAGATACTTTCGGTGTTACTGCTATATGGGAATCAATCATATATCGTAAACTAAACTTAAGTAAAGTAGTTGTACCTTTAAGTGACAATGAAAAACCATATAGGTCTTTTGCAGGTGGTTACGTTAAAGAACCACAAGTTGGTAGACATGATTGGATAGTATCTTTTGATTTAAATTCACTGTATCCAAACTTAATTGTACAATACAATATGTCACCAGAGACTTTAACTGATAACAATCATATGAATGATGTTGGTTATTATCTTAGTGGTCAAAGTGTTGATAGTGAATATTCGGTTGCAGCAAATGGTTCTTCTTATCGTAAAGACATTGACGGTGTATTACCACAAATCATTGAAGAATACTATGATGAACGTGTTTCAGTAAAGCAAATGCAGATAGCCGCACAAAAAGAAATACAAAATGGTTATACTGCTCAACTCGATAAAGAAATAGTTACACTTGAAAATAAACAGTTGGCTATAAAAATTCTACTAAATAGTCTTTATGGTGCACTTGGCAATAAACACTTTCATTATTTCGATATTAGACTTGCTGAAGGTGTTACCTTATCTGGTCAACTTGCAATTCAATGGGCTGAAAAAGCAATGAATGCTGCTATGAATAAATTACTTCAGTCAGAAAAAGATTATGTTGTAGCAATTGATACGGATTCTTTATATGTTAACTTTGGTCCATTAGTTAAGAAATTATCTCCAGCTAATCCCGTATTCTTCTTAGATAAAATTTGTAAAGAACACTTTGAACCTATATTACAAAAAGCTTATGAAAAGTTATTTAAAAATATGAATGCTCATAAAAATAGAATGGTCATGGCTAGAGAAGGTATATCCGACAGTGGTATATGGACTGCTAAGAAAAGATATATTCTTAATGTTCATAACAATGAAGGCATTCAATATAAAGAACCTAAACTTAAAATCATGGGTATTGAAGCTATTAAGTCTTCTACACCTGAAGTTGTACGTGATAAATTTAAGAAAGCATTTAACTTAATTATATCTGGTACTGAAGCCGAAGCACAAAGATTTATTCAAGACTTTCGTAATGAATTTAAAAATTTAAATCCTGAGCAGGTTGCATTTCCTAGAAGAGTATCAAATATCACCGACTGGCATGATCACAAAACAATATATAAGAAAAGCTGTCCAATACATGTAAGAGGTTCATTACTTTTTAATAAACATCTTAAGTATAATAAATTACAACAACAGTATGAATTAATTACAAATGGTAGTAGAATAAAGTTCTGCTATCTTAAATTGCCAAATCCAATCAAAGAAAATGTTATTGCTTTCCAAGATGCTTTACCAAAAGAATTAAAGTTGCATAACTATATTGATTATGATTTACAATTTAACAAAACATTTATAGAACCACTTAACCTAATACTACATTCTATCGGCTGGTCTGCCGAAGAACAAACAACCTTGGAGGATTTTTTCGTATGAGTACAAACTGGTTTAAAGACATGCAAGACATGCATAAAAAATATGGTGTCAACAAATGGATGCAAGCTGAATTGCAATCCGATGTAGATTGGAGAAAAATTAATAAGTTCATGCAATTTAGAATTGGTATGATGCAAGAAGAACTTGATGAAACAAAGAATGCTTTTGAGAAAAAAGATGCAGAAGAAATAGTTGATGGTATTATTGACTTATGTGTTTTTGCTATCGGTACACTTGAAGTATTTGGTGTTGATGCTAATAAAGCATGGGACGAAGTATATAGAGCCAATATGTCAAAAGAAGTTGGCATTAAAGAAGGTAGACCTAATCCTCTTGGATTACCAGACTTGGTAAAACCTGAAGGTTGGGAAGGACCAACACACAAGGGAAATCATGGAAATATCACTGACTCTTTTTAAGAGCATATTTGATAATAAAACTAAAGAAAAGCTAACATTCAAAGATTTCGATTCTTTTGAACAAGCTTTGTATGGACTATCTGAAAGAAGGATTGCTTCTAAGAAAGATGCTCCATTAATGTCACCAGCTTGCTACAAACCTGACACTACTCGTGCAAATGATAATGTTACTATGTGGTCAGGTTGGTGTGCAGTTGATGTTGATGATTTTATATTTGAAGGAGATCTACATGACGCACTTCGTACTAAGTTTGGTAATTATAAGTATGTCTGCTATTCTACTGCTAGCAGTACACAATCTTTACCAAAGTTTCGTATTGTCTTTCCACTTACAAAAAATGTTCAAGCTGAAAAGATTCGACACTTTTGGTTTGCTCTCCAAACGCTACTCGGCGAAGTTGGAGATAAACAAACCAAAGATCTATCTCGTATGTATTATATTCCAGCAAAATATGATAATGCTTTTAATTTTATCTTTAGTAATGATGGGGATGCTATCGATCCTGATGTGGTAATGACTAAAGTTCCGTATAGAGAAAAAAGTAACAGTAGTAGTTTCTTTGATAGATTACCTGAAGACATGCAAAAAGAAATAATACAACATAGAAAATCAAAACTTGATAATACTAATATAAATTGGTCAACATATAGAAATTGCCCGTTTGTACCAAAGCAAATGGTAACTGAATATAAGTTAATTAACAATACCGGTTGGTATCATAAAATGTATCAGATTATGGTTGCTACTGCTGGTAATGCAATTAAAAACAAATATCCAATTACAGCTCAAGAAATTACAACACTATGCCGTGAAATAGATATTGACACTGGTAATTGGTATAAATCAAGACCAATGGATAAAGAAGCCGATAGAGCTTTAGAATATGTTTATAAAAATATATAGAAAGTTTCGTTATGTATAAAAAAGCACTTGAAGATATAAATTGTTTAAAACATTACAATGAGTCCAATAAAATTCATACAACAGTTTCTGTCGATTTAAG